GAAGCAGCCCAGGCGGCGGCGACGCCCCGCAGGGCCGAACGCGAACGATCCGCCTGGGCCGCAGGCTCGGGCGTGGGCTCGGTCTGCGACGCCAGCCACGCTTCATAGGACCGCTGGGCTACGGTTACGCTGCTGGCAGGGTAGGCAGGCGTGAGCACGACAGACACGTCAACCAAACTCGACACCTCGCGGATTTCCCGCACGGCACCTTGCTCATCACTGGTCCAGCGTTCGCCGGTCCTCATGTCCACGGAGAACGCGAACGAACTGCCACGCAGGTCACGACGGCGGACGAGCTCGAGCGTATCCCGTCCCACCTGCGTATCGGGCGGCGTCACGACGTACCGCAGGCCCTTGTCATCGCTTGAGAGCTCCAGCGTGCCCGACGAAGAGCGGCCCAGGATTAGGTCGCTGTTGTGATTCAACAGGGCGACCACGTCCTGTTTGCCACGCTGGCGATTGAGAATCTTGTCGAACGCACCGGGCAGGATGATCTCGCGGAACTGGGAGCCGCCTTCCCGCAGCGGCAGGCTGAAGCGGTTGTAGACGGCGGCGTACCCGACGAGCACCTGCGTGCCGTTGGCCCGCGTCTCAATCGTGAGCTCGGCCTCGGGCACTTCCTCAAAGGAGAGGCAGCGGCGTTCAAGTTCCATCGGTCGTGTCCTCCTCTTCGGCCTGGTCTTCGGCGTCATCGGCCGGTGTGTCTTCAGCCTCGACTGGCGGCTCGGGCATCGGCTCCGGTGCTGGCGGCTCTTGGCCGATCTTGTCCAGCGTGGTCATGTTGAGTTGCACAAAGTGACGGTCACCATCAGGCCCGATGGGATTCAGGTTTTCCAGTTCCCGGATCTCGTTGATCGTCATCCAGCCGTTTTGCAGGGCTGAGACGTAGTAGGCAGACCGGCTCGCGTGGTCGCCACGCAGTAGGCCGCTCACGCTGTGCTCGGCGAAATACCGCTCATCGTCCACGATCAGGTCACGCGAGATCGCGGCTTCCCAACGCTTGAGATGCGGCAGCAGACAGTGCTGCACAAACTCGGTTCCCTGCACTTCGATGTTTGAATAGGTCGAGCGGTCCAGCTGCTGAATCAAATGCGGCGGCACATGGAAAATGCGGCAGCACTCAACCACAGCAAAAGCCCGGCTCTCAAGGAACTGGGCCGCCTCGTTCGACCCGCTTAGCTCGTGGGCCTTCACGCCGTTTGGCAGGACCGCCGTGCGGTAGGCGCGATCCGGCCCACGGTGGAGCCGCTCCCACTGTTCGCGGAGTCGCTCGGCCGCTTCCGCCGGAATCGGGTTATCCGACTCAAGTACCACGCCCGGCCTGGCGTTGTTGCCGAAGTATGTGGCCGCGTGAGTCTCTAGCGCTTGGGCCAAGCCGATGACATTGGAAAAGAGTTTGTAGGTGGGGATCGCCTTGATGCCGTCTTCCGTGGTGAACCGCAAGGCGAAAATCTGCTCTTGGTTGTAGATCGTCTCGCGCCCGTTCGGCTCCCGATACCGATACCGCAGCGCCCCGTCAGACAGCCGCTCGCACTCCATCCGCGACGAGTGCAGAGGCCACAACTCCGAGACGGCACCGCGAGCACCTGGGCGGATCTCGGCGTAGCTCGCACCGTAGTGGAGGTACATGCCCGTCATCCAATCCCGAAACTCTTGGGCCGTCTGCCACGGGTTGGGCTGCATGTGCAGCAGCCGATACACCGGGTGGCTTGTGGCCTTCTGCTTGCCACCATTGGCGAGCCGCTCGAAGACGTGGAGCGGAAGAGCCGAGACGGCGTCAGAGATCACCCGGATACAGGCCGTGTAGGCCGAACACGCCATCGAGTTGTCAGCGTTGACGCGGATGCCCGAAGGCGTCCGAGACGATGACACCTCGGGCCAGTCGATGCCGCGAAGGTCGAACATCTTGTAGTCGGCGACGGCGTTTTCGATGGTCATAGCGTGATGATGTCCCAGTTCTGCTCGGCTGGTTTCGCAGTCGCCACGGCGTGCAGCCCGAGCCCCATCACCAGCGAGACGATGCCGTCGATGCGTTCCGTGCTTTTCGCCTTGCTCGGCTTGATGTTGCCCTGGTGGTCGGTCTGCACTGCCACGTTGCCAGCCATCCACGACAGCACCGGATGATTCCCGTGGCGGATCTTCTCCGAGAGCACGAGGTTCTCCAGTTGCTTGCTCGGGCTGCTCATGGAGCCGTAGCCCTGTCCAAAGCCTGTCACATTCACGCCTTCCCCTTGCAGTTGGGTAGCGAGTTGAGTGGCGTTCCAGCGGTCGATTCCCACCTGCCGGATATTGAACTTCTGTGATAGCTCGACGATGTCGCGGCGGATTACGTCGTAGTCGGTGACGTTGCCATCGGTAGCCCTGATGTACCCGTCACGAATCCACCCGATGTAGTCCACCTTGTCACGCTGCGTCCGCTCGGCAGCGTTCTCCTGCGGCACCCAGAAGAAAGGCAGCACGTCGAAGGTGCCATCGTCGGCCTGGCTCACCAGCACCAGGGCCGACAAGTCATAGGTGGTCGCAAGGTCGAGCCCGGCGTACCACTCACGCTGCTCGAGGTCGCCAGACAGCGGCTTGCCGCACTTGGCCCAGTTGTCAGGCGAGAGCCACCGCACGTCCTGCGTGGTCCAGACGTTTAGTCTGTATCGCAGGAACGAGTTGAGCTTCGACGGCGATTGCTCGGCCTCGCGGGCGTCGGCCGCAAATGAATCCACCGTGATCGTCTCGCCGAGAGACGGGTTGGCCTTGTGCCACGTCTTCGGGTCTTTCCAATCGTCATCGGGCGAGGCGGCGTAGATGCACCCGAAGAATGCAGGGTCCACCGTTGGGTCGGCAATGCACCGCTCGGCGTATGCGTGCTGCTCCCAGCAGATCGACTTGCGGTCATAGCCCGCCGTGGTGATCGACAGGATGAGCGGCTGCCGGCGAGCCGCACCGCCGTATCGCAGGGCGTCCCACAATCGCCGGTCACGCTGGGCGTGCAATTCGTCAAAGAGCAGGGCGTGAATGTTCAGCCCCTCGGCACGGAACGCGTCGGCACTCAAAACCCGGTAAAACGAATTGCTTGCCTTGTGCACGATCGTCTTGCGACTGTCGATCACCTCGAGGTGGCGAGACAACGCAGGCGAAGCCCGCACCATCGACGCCGCTTCCCGGTAGATGATGCCAGCCTGCTCGCGGTCGCAGGCCGCACCATAGACTTCCGCCCCCGGCTCGGAGTCGAAGGCGGTCATGTAGAGCGCGATGCCGGCCAGCGTCGTGCTCTTCCCCATTTTTTTCGGCAACTCGATGTAGCCGACGCGGTGCCTTCGCATCTCGTCAGGGTTCAATCGGCCGAAGAGCTCCCGCATCACATGGTGCTGCCACGGCAGGAGCGTGAACGGCTTGCCGGCGTTCTGCCCCTTGCTGTGGCGCAGGATCTTCTCGAAGAAGTGCACCACCCGCTCGTACTTGGCCTGCCCCTCTTTGCAGAGATCAGGCACCGTGGAGCTTGAAGAACTCCTCGACTTCGTCGGTTGGCTTTTCTTCCTTGCCACCTAGCCGCGTCCTACTGCTCGGGGTCAGGCCAAACTCGCCCATTAGCGAAGCCTGGAGCGCCACTAAACTGCGATACAACGGGCCAGCCGGATTCGGTTTGACGCCACCGAGGTCGGTTCGCATCACCGGGCCAGTGGCCCGCAGCTCGAGTAGGCACGCCTGCGTCGCAGCGTACACCTCGCACAAAGTCGCCAACGCTTCGCCGTCAGCAGTGGTGAGTGTGCCGAGGCCCAGCAGGATCGGCACGAGCTCGTTCCACTTGTCCACGGCGAGCGGCTCGACCATGAGACGCTTCGGCATCGGTGGCGATCCAGCCGGGGCCGGCAGGTCGGGCCGGATCTTCCGCTTGCCTGGATTGCCGGCCAGACGCTTCGCTGCCTCTGGGATTGGCTTTCGGCCTCGGACCATGGCTCACCTCAAAAACGCCGCTGATTTTTGCGGCCGCGCACGCGGAAGGAAACCGTGGGGTTTGATATCGGGCGCGGCCCTATGATTCCGACCGCCCCCGGCTCGGCCGCGTTTCCCGCAGCGTCTTGCGTGCGTGGCACGCCGGGCAGCGGCACGCGCCGTTACCCAGGTCATACCGCTCGCCGCCTTGAGCGATTGGCACGACGTGGTCGGCGTGGTTCGCCTGGTCGATGCGTCCGCAATCCACGCACGCGAACCCATCCCGCGTCAGGACCGCCTGACGCCACCGCCTGTGTGCCTTGTCGCAATACCCACGCGCCGCCGCGTTAGGCCGTCCGCTCTCGTCACGCCTTGCGGCGGTACGCAGCCTGAGCGGCTTGTGGGTTGGGATCCGTTGCGGCATCAGCTCTTGAACATCACCACACCGCTGGTGCCGGTGCTGTTCGTCGTGGACGAGACGATCTTCAAGAACTCGGTGCCGAACACTTCATCCGGCAGGGAGTAGGCCCGGCCATCCGTGCTCGAGGCCGACAGGGTCAGGTCACAGACGCTGCCGTCCGTCTTGAATAGTCGGCGGAAGGTGCCGGCACTCGAGGGGCTCACCCACATCTGGAGCGTGCTGGCGTTTGTGCTCATCGTGCCAAACGACACGACAGCCCCTGCAACGTCACGCATGTCGAGCGTGGTGGCCAGGCTCGTGGCGGTGTGCAGGGTGATGTCGAGGTCGCGGCACTTACGCGTGATGATCGAGTCGCTCATCGTCATCTCCTGGTATGGCTCGGGTCGTGCCCGAATCGTGGCCTACGTCCAGCGTACGCTGCGGCGTGGCGTATCGTGCAGTTTGCTATGGCTCGGTCGGCTCGGGCGGCAGCATCGCGACGGCGTCGGCCCATGGCATCACTGCGACGCTCGCCAGTAGCACGGACTGGTCGGCGTGTCGCCACATCTCATACAGCAGGCCGCCGGGCGCAACCTCCGTGAGCACATCGGCACAGATCATGAGGCGGCCGTCAGTCAGCACGCGAGGCACGGGCACGCAGTTGGGCGAGCCGTATACCGCGTGCAGTTGCGCGAGCCTGCCGGCGAGTTGCGGCGTGAACACCAACGCCAACTTCCTGGCGTCGGCGTAGCCGATCGGTAGCGTGAGGTCGGAGAGGGTCATGCGTTACGGCCGAGGGAGGTCTGCAATGCCTGCATTGCCGAATTGTAGGCCGACACCTGCGCCGCACTCATGCCCAGTCCAAACGAATATCCGAGCAGTCGGTAGGTCCAGCCTGCAAAACTAGGCCCGGAGCCTATATCGCGCATGAACACTAGGAACGGCCTGCTGCTGCCGGCAATCGTTACGGCCCCCGATGTGCTGGCAACGGAGGCCGCGTTTTGGTAAAGGACAAACGATGCGGAGCTATTCCGCGACGCCACTAAAAAATTAGTGGCTGACGAGACTGTCGCATTGTTAATAAAACTGTTGCTGGTCGCGGCCGGCCCGCTGAACGCGTGAACCTTGTGATCGCCTCCGACTTGGGCGCGGCCCTGGATGTAATAGAAGTCGTCGGCGTCTCTTGCTCCGATGATTTCTATGTTGGTGTTCCAAGTCCCAGCGCCCTTGAATACACCGATGTGGTTGGTCGATGGCACGCCCATGGCGTCATACGTCAGCCCAGTATCCAGATACTTTGATGTGCCGTTGCCAGTCAGCCCTCCGCTCGCTCCCGTTTCCGTAAAGTCCCCACTGACAAACGGCCCGTTGTTGGCATCGGTCGTTCCGCCGTACTGCGTCCCGCCAAGCGACTGGCCTCTGAAAACGGGGACCAATGCCGCCGAAAGTGAGTTTCCGCAGAAGAGATTCGCCCGGAAGAAGCGGTCGCGGATGCCGGCTGACGCGATCGACGCGCAGAACTTCGACACCGCAGACAGCGTCGTGCCGCTCACGCTGCCACCGTTCGCCCGCACTCGATTGGCCCAATCCGCAGCCTCGGGATGGACGGTCTGGAGTGGCCGCAGTAGTCGGTTGTTCATCGGCATGTCATCTGGCCCGGAGTGCAAGGACGAATACTGCGATCATGAGTAGCGTGAGGATGATGTGCTCGATCACGGCACTACTCCTGTGGCGAAACCTTTCGGCTCGGCTGCAAGGCGTACAGCAGCCGAGTTTGCTCGGCCACGGCTTGGCTGATGTCGCGCTGCGTCTCGCTCAATTGCTTCACGAACGACCTGTGCTC